GATTCTTCGGAGGTTAAAGATTATAATACTGACTCTGAAAAGAGAATTACTGGAAACACAGGAAACATCACAGAAACTTCTGGTACTTCTTTAGAGGTTACAGGAAACACTGGAGGCTTATCTACCTCTACTCCTACCGCAATAACAGGGACTTCTTCAACTGAAGGTGCGCACCACCATACTTACATTAAAGATAATCACACACATAGTGTTACAGGAGACACAACAGAGGTTACAGATTATTCTGCTACTGATGGTCTTGAGAGAAGAGTAACGGGTGAAACAGGAAGTATTAAAGACTACAGTACAGAAGCTAACAAAAAATGTACAGGCACAACAGGAAACGTAAAAGTAGGGTCTTCCACAGACCTCCCTGATTTCACCATTTCAATTTCAGGAAGTTCATCTTCATCAGGCTTAAATCATAAACATAGAGTCCCTGCTTTACAGAGCACACCTACAACACATAAGTTTGTAGCTGTATCTGGTCAAACTTTCCAAAACAACCCTCCTGCTTTTGCAGATTTTTCAAATACCTTTAACAAACGGATTAGATTCGAGGATGGCACAGATACATCATTTAGGTATCATGAAACCTCTCATTCTAGCGGAGATTTTTATGTTAAGTGGGAAATAACTGTCAATGAATCTGCTTCTGTTGATAGCATTGTAGGAAGCATAGAGCGCGTCGCAGTTGGGGCAGGAGCACCCGCAGATATTCCTTTTGGACCTTTGACCCAAGATGGGACAACTAAAGCTTTAACAAGAGAAGCCGACAAGAGGAAAGGAACTTTTCACCAGAAAATAGGGTCCGTGAGTGCAACCACTGTAGACCAAGTCCAGTTTAGCAATATTAACTGGAGTATGACAGTTTTACCTGAAGTATCCTAGCCTTGAATTGTCCTTATTTTCTTTTATATTAAGACGTGCCAGCTACTACCGTCAGTTATTTATATACAACGCATAGTCAATATCTTGACGCTGCGAACCTATCGCATACAGGCTTTAGAAAAGCCCTAAACGAGGTTATGCCTCGTTTATATAAAATGGGATACTGGCGTGATATGTATGTAGAACATACACAAGAGGCTTCTAATGGTTATATATCTCTACCTCAAGACACAGACTCTATCGTAGCTGGTATTATAGATAATAGCGCAGTACCTACCCGTTCTTTGTGGCACGATTACAAACTTTTTGGTACAAATGACGATGATGATACTGTTTTATCATCTTTTATTGATGATGGATATCATACGACCTACAGAGACTTAGATGGCACTACTTCATATACTTTAAACATTACTGATATTGGCCCAAATAACACGGGCGAAATATTTAATGATAACCATTCTGAGATAAAAATTATTGGCCGAAGAGCAGGAACAACAGCTCCTGATAAAGTAACAATTACTTTTACTAACAATTCTGGAAGCATAACCACAAAAAATTCTACTGAAACAGATGTAGTCTACGTTGAGCGTATTTTATACAAAAGTATCCCTTCAGGAAATCTTACGAGACTGAAAGCTGTTAAGACTAGTGACACTTCTCAATCAGTTATCCTTGCAGATATACCAAGTGGGCAGGGCGAAATACGTTATAGGAGATACAGGATAGGAGGAACTGATAGTACATCTTCAGCTCACGTTTTAACTAAAAGACGTTGGGTTTCTTTAGATACCCACTCAAACTCAGATCTTTCAGAAGACCCTGTATACGTGCCTGATGATGCTATTGTTAAACATGCTTTATTGGGTAAGTTAGCAGAAGATAATGCTGACATACAAAGAGCTACATATCATTGGGGAGTGTGTGAGAAACTTTTAGAAGAAGACACTGATTCCTTTAGAGGAGCCGCTAAACCAACATTACACATAGCTCCTGACGGGGTAGGTGCAGGTATGAGAGGAATGTATTAAACAATTTTATAATAAACTAAATAATTATGGCAACAAACAACATTGATAAACAATCCTTCGGACAAGAAGGTGCAACTTTTGAATCTGGCACAACAGCCGTTACTGGAGAATTTTGCGCTATTACAATGGTTGAGGATACTGAATTTTCTGCTCTTACTTGGCCTGAGTTGGATGGTGATACTATAACTGGTGTTACTTTTCAGGCTGGGTTCACTATTTATGGGCAGATTACAGGCTTTACATTGTCTTCAGGAAAAGTATTAGCATACAAAGCTGCGTAGTAGATGTTAGGTTTAGGCACAAAGCTAACGTCATCTAGTGGTCTAGGTAATTTAAGAAGGGATTATAACTTTCTTGAAGGATCATTACACCCTGACATAGATTTTAGCAGGGCTTCCTCAGCTACCCAAAAGAACAGCGAGGGTAAGATCTGCTATGCTCCTCATAATTTGTTAGATTATTCTGAAGACATTACGAACAACTGGATAAAATTTGTCTTTGGAGGAGCAAGTCGAGGGTTTGTTGGCTCGCAAACTGATCCCTTTGGAGGCACTGATGCTACTAAAATAGTTCTTTCTAATGCTGATACTTCAACTGGTGGACAGCTATTTACAAGAGAGTTTAGTGCGGTTCAAAATCAAGTTTATGTGCTGTCCGTCTACTTGAAAGGACAAGTGGGAGGAGAAACTGTACAAATAGATTTTAGGAATCAAGGATCAAGTGGAATAGCAGGATCTTCTGTTACACTGACGACTGAATGGCAAAGGTTCTCAGCAGTATTTACGTCTGATGCAACAGCTACAAGAGGACTGCAACTTAGATTTCTTGGGTCAGCATCGGATCAAGATTTTTATTTCTTTGGCGCACAAGTAGAGCAGACTTTCGATTCAAGCCAAACAACTCCAAGCGCATATTACAAAACTTCTGGAGCAGCCTATCAAGCACCTCGCTTCGACTACGACAAAGACGGCAACAGCAAGGGACTCTTGATTGAAGAGGGGAGGACGAATCTATTTACCTACTCACAAGATCTATCACAGTGGAATTGGGTTAGTGGTGATGGACATATTTTAGCAAACGCTGCTATATCTCCTGCTGGTTCAAAAAACGCTACCAAAATAATTCCTAACGCTACGGATGGTAATAAACTTTTCAGACCTCCATCTGTCCCCACTGCTACTCAAGGCAATACATATTGTATGTCAGTCTATGTAAAGAAGGCAGGACACAGGTATTTTAAATTTTACTTTAATGATTCTGCTTCACGATTGTTACACGTTGATTTGGATACAGGTCAGGGTACTCTCATTAATGCTAGTGGAGGACATTCTGTCGAGGAGGTAGGAAATGACTGGTACAGAGTTTGGTTCAGCCACACTATTGTAGGCAGCGGTGGAATAGGAAGTATTTATTGGAATTCATCAAACAGCAGTGGTTTTCCAGTTTCATTTACAGGAGATGGCTCAAGTGGTGTATTGGTATGGGGCGCACAATTTGAGCAGGGTAACTACCCAAGTACGCTCATACCAACCTACGGAGCTACTGCAAGTCGTTCTGCGGATCTAGCTAAAGTAGATGGTACAAACTTCAGTCGATTCTTTAAAGACACTGAGGGTACGACTGTGGTTGATGTACAACTGCCAACAGGTTTAATTCCTAATTACAGTAGAGTTTACAATTTTTCTAATCTCTCGACTAGCGATGAGATTGAGATTTGGTTACATGGAGGGAACTACAAAGTTTATGGTCAGATCAAAAAAAATTCAGTCAATCAAGGAGCCAACCCTGCAAGTAACGTTTTAATTACATCAGGTGAAATAGCCAAGCTAGGGCAATCCTATAAAACTAATAGTCACAGTATTATTCAAGATGGCTTTACGGGATTCAATGACACGACCGTAAATCTACCTACTAACATCAGTCAATTAAACTTAGGTGGCAGACATAATAACCAATCTCAACTAAATGGTTGGATAAGAAGACTTCGATATTTTAACAAGCAACTAAGCGACACAAAAATTAAGAAACTCACCAATACCTCGTTCCTGCTCGACAAATTCAAGGGAGCCACAGCAGCCCACAGTCTTAGATCACTTAGAGACGGCAGAGATAACTCTCCTGTCACTCGCATTAGAAGGGAATATGACTCTCATGAAGCAGACTACACAGCCAATCAAGTTGCTAATGGAGAGTTAGAAAAAGACTTTAGGAGTGCCGACCAAACCACATTGCCGTTGAACATTTCATGTGAAGCTGATGAGATGGTAGTTAATGGAGCATTTGATTCAAACACTACTGGTTGGACAGCAGGAGGAGGAGCTACTTTAGCCGTTGATAATGGAAGACTAAAAATAACAAATAACGCTACGGGTAACAGTTACGCTAATCAAACCTTAACCACTAAAGTTGGAAGTCAGTACACAGTTTCTTTAGATTATATCGATAACACAGGGGGCAACGCACTAGTGTGGGTAGGAACATCATTTGGAGGCAATCAACTCGGAACAAATACATTTACTACATCTGGTCATTACACTTTAACTTTTACAGCGACCGCTACAACCTCGTACTTACGAATCGGAGCAAATGAGCCTACTAATGGAACTATTTATTTCTTCGACAACGTATCCGTCAAAGAGGTCAACCCGATAGCAACTGGCTTCAGCACTCGTAAGATCAATTCGAGTTACACTGGAAAGGCAATGCGTTGCAGGAATCAGCAAAATGTTGAGGTCGAGGTAGACTTCGATGATAACAATGAGATAAGCCTGAGTAGTCCTGTTACAAATAGCAGCCAAAACCTTCTTGCATACAGTGAGAACTTTGGTGAGTGGCTTCCAACTAACTTTCCAGTATTGGTAAATAACCTTGATGATCCATTTGGAGGACAAAACGCTTGGTCAATAACATCAACAACTAATGGTTCATATCATCAAATTAGACCCCCTACTGCTATTTCAATTACACCAAATTCAACTTACACTTTTTCTTGGTATGTTAAAAAAGAATCTAGCCGAACAAACTACGGAGGCGTTGGAATAAATTTATACGGAGGGACAAGCAAATTTGCTTACGTTATTGTTGACGAAGTAAACGGTACTGCCACCTATAATGCAATCCAATCAAGTACTAACACTCCAATCATCAGTGTGACTGAACCAGTAACGGGTTGGTGGCGAGTATCAGTCACCTTACATGATACTCACTCAAATAATCAGGCTATTATGTATCTCTATGCAGGGTTCTCAACAAACAACACAATTCTTTCTCCTGTAGCAGGATCAGCTAGAACTATCTTCGGAGCCATGTTCGAAGAAACAGTCTACGAGGACACTCCTTCTGGAAGTGAGATAATTACTAATGGTACTTTTGATGCCGATAGTAATTGGACAAAACAAGCAGGTTGGAGCATTGCAAATGGAGTCGCCACTCAAGACGGAAGTCAAATTGGCGCGGCTCAAATATATCAAACCATCCCGACTGTTACTGTAGGCAAAAAATATCAAGTCACTTATGATTTAACAATCACGGCAGGGACAGTGGATGCCCGATTCCAAGGTGGAGGAGGGACAACTATTGGCGCAACCAGAACAACGAGTGGAACTTATACCGATATATTAACGCCTACTCTTGCCCATGATACACTAAGAATAAGAGGCGGTATTACTTTTGAAGGAACAATAGATAATGTCTCTCTAAAAGAACTGTTAATATTGTCCCCAAGCACCTACGCCCAGACTCCCGTAATATCCGACGATGGCTCGAATACAACTGCGACTACTCTTGGAGAGTTCAGCGGACTTGAGAATAAATTAAGTTACTCTGAAGATTTTAGTCAATCAATTTATACAAAAATATTTTCAGGCATACAAGATGCTTCACAAATTGTTGATCCGTTTGGAGGTAACAACGCTGTACGTCTTGCAGCCGACACTAATAATGGACAGCATCGGTTAGACATACCAACCACTGTAGGAACAGGCTTACATACCTTTTCTGTTTATGCAAAAGCTGCTGAATATGGTTCTATTTGGTTAAGAAGACAGGGTTCATCGTCGGTATTCAATTTAGAAAACGGAACAGTCATTTCTGATAGTGGAAATAACAACCCAACCATTACTGCTGTAGGCAATGATGGATGGTATAGAGTCTCCATAACTAACACAGGAAGTGCTAACGATACGTTTAGAATAAACTTTGCTCCAACAAATTCTTCTACCGCTGATTATGTAGGTGACGGTACTAGTGGCATCTACATCTTTGGCGCACAGCTAAACACCGACTCTCTCAAGAAGTACCAAAAGACCAGTGGCACAGCCCTAACTGGCGATGTTCATGTGGTTAACTGGTATGACCAAGCAGGAGGTGAAGACTTCACTCAAAGCACAGCAGGAGAGCAACCTCGTATCGTTATGGGCAGCGAACTCGTGACTAGTAGTGGAAAGGCTTCTGTTTACTTTGATGGTGGAGATACGTTAGACAACAATGCTCTCGCAGGACAGAACAGGTTAGATAGTTACTTCATTCAAGATACAAGTGATAATAAATATGTTTATCCTACTGATCCTAATTCTTCTTCCCATTATGGTCTTGTCGCAGAAGATGGTTCAAGTAGCGGTACTTTAGCCTTAGACTTTGGAACTCCTTCTTACTATGTAAATGGAGCATTACAATCCTTTTCAAATAGAAATGATGTACACGACCGTTTAACAGGTAAAATAAATTTAGTTAGTCAACACAACACAAGTACAAGTGATTTTGGTAGTTTAGAGGTTGGTCAGTTTAGTGTCGATCCTTCTTACAACTACACAGGAAAAATCTCCGAGATGGTATTCTTCCCGAACATGGATTCATCGCCCAAGCGGTTCCCAATCGAGCAGAATATGATTCAGCACTTCATGGATGGAGCAATCTACAGTGAAGACTTCAATGATGATACAGGTGGTTGGACCTTTTCCTCAGGAGGAGCAGGTACAGTTAATTTAGCCCATGAGACTACATCGCCTATAAGTGGTAGCGGTTCACTGAGGATAACCATGCCAAGCACAGGAACCTCGACGGGTTACCCACGGGTGAGAGTATTCATGGGGACGAACGCTAGAACTAATGTAAAATATCGTTTGAGCTTCAAGGCGCAGCTACTAAGCGGAACAGCGGAGTGTGACATACGGTTTGGAACAGGAACACTGAATATGCAGTTTGCTCTTAACCAAACATTTACGTCAACAGCACAAACTTACACATTCACAGAAACTTTTGATACTCTTGCAACAGGCCAATTAGATGCTGTTGACTTTTTATTCGACGGAACAAAAGCACCTTTTGATCTATTAATTGATGACGTAAAAGTTGAAGAGTTAGGCGTAGAAGGCTACCTCACAAAGCTCCACGATCAGACAGGCAATTTGAATCATGCCCTTCAAGCGACTGCTGCTTATCAGCCTAAGTTGGTTAATGGTGGAGACTTAATCAAGTCAGGGAATCATCCTGCTTGGGAACACGTTACAGCTTCTAATATGGAACTGTTTGGGAAACTCAAAGCTGCCCGTCTTGACGCTTGGTTTGTAGCTGACACAAGTGATAACAGATACTTATACCCTGCAAACTACGCCACAGCTAGCGATCATGGTTTTGTTGCTCAAGATGGATCAACCAGTGTATCTTTAATTGCAGATTATGGTGGAGGGAACGCAAAACTTTATGCTAATGGAACTTTCATCGGTTCATCTGGATCAGCAACTAGAGACGAAGTTCATAGCGCTCTCAATGGAAGAAAGTTAGTACACCATCAAGACGCAGATACAGCAGATTGGTCGCAATTACAGATGGGTTATTATGGAAGTAGTAGTACTGATACATTCAATTTCCAAGGAAAGTTTTCTGAATGGATCTGGTATGACTCCGATCAAAGCACTTACAGGACAGGCATCGAAAGCAACATAAACACTCATTACAACATTTATTAAAAGACATGGCATATCTAATATTTGACAGCAAAGAAGAAGCACAAGCACGAAGCGAACAAGCAGGGATCGCAAAGGGTTTATCTTACCACAAAACTCGCAGCGGTAGTCGTTACTGGTGGGGCGTTAGTGAAGAAGCAGCCGAAGAGAATCCAAGAGCGTATATCGAAATTAAGAGACTCGTTTGGACTGATGAAGAATCAGGTGAAGAAAACGTAAGCATTCCTGATCAAGCATTACTCACTGATGATGACGCTCTTGTCGATTCATTACCAGAAGATTGGGTTTACCCACCTGATCCAATGGCAGATACTACAGAAGCTGTGGTCGCTGATCCAATGGCAGATACTACAGAAGATGTGGTCGAAGAGCCTACAGAAGAAGATCCAGAAGAACCACCACTCGCTGACTAATGAAAGACATACTTTTAAAATTTGATTCAAAAGAACAAGCCGTTACTTTCGCAGAGGACAACGGCTTTACTTCTGTTGTCGAAAAGGATGGTGAGGAACAAGTTAATGTCATTGAACAGGGAGAAGATTATGTCTTTACCGTCATCGGTGAACACTGGACAGAGACTGGTGAAACTGAAACATTTAGAGACGAAACTGGCATTGAATACGAACACCCGATCATGACGACTGACGATGCATGGTGGGTATTGTTTCGTGACATGGCCGACAGGGACATGACTCCCGCAGAAGATTTTATTATATGGCATAGTGCCATGACTGAACAAAACGAGGAAGGCGAAGAAGTGCCTATCCCAAGACCAACTAACGCACCCAATCGGGTTTTTTTATAAAATGACTAATAGCGAAATAATCTCAAAAGGAGTGACAGGCATATTTGGTTCATTGATAGCCGTTACAATCCCTTACGCTGAATTTATTCAATGGATTATACAGGTTATTGGTGGTCTATTAGGAATAGCTGTTGCTATAATTACACTTTACAACTTAATTAAAAGGAAAAAATGAATAAAGACTCAATACTCGGAATCGTAAGACACATCCTCACCTTCGGTGGAGGATTCATGACACAGAATGGATTAGCAACTCAAGATGAAGTCACTACAGGTGTTTCAGCAGTTGTTACTCTTGTTGGTGTTATATGGTCAATCTTATCTAAAAAGAAATAATGAAAGAAAAATCCTACGGCAAAGAAAAGAAGGTTTATACAAAGCCAAAAAGTGCTAAAAAGAAACTTTTAAAGGACGCTTATAACAATACTAAAAAGTGACCTTCATAAAAATAATAAAAGCAGCTTTGAGTTCATACGCTGCGTATACTAAGTATAAGCATAGGAAACATATTTATGATCTTGAAGATGAAGCTGACCGCCTTGCTGCTGATGGTTCTCCTGCTGCCAAGCTGCGTCTTGAAAGACTTAGCAGGAGACTCCAGTTTGAACGAAAGCAATCTTTATGATCCTGCTACAATTACCCTTATAAAAGGGTACGATTATCCCTTTAAAGAGGGAAACCTCATGGGCCGTGGGCAGAAGTTTCACAGTGATTATTCCTACAGACGTGCTATAATAATAGGAGATGATAGCGATATGCGTGGGACACAGCAGACCAAATGATTCAGGTGCAGCTTCTGTAACTGGAGTCACTGAATGGGACTACAACTCCCAATTAGCTGATATGATCAGTGACAGGTTGAAGACTCCGCATAAAATTTACTCTACCTACAAAGGTAATAGTTATTGGAGTTCTATGAAATGGCTTGCTAGAACTTTAAAACATGATGCTGTTGAAGCAGCGATTGAACTTCATTTTAACGCTGCTACTCCATCAGCGACAGGACATGAGTGGTTGTACTGGAATACTTCAGAGAAAGGCAGGTTGTTCGCTAGATGTTTACGGGATTCTTTTGAGGATTGTTTCCCTCAGTTAAGGAGTAGAGGGATCAAACCACGCAAGAAAGGTAGTAGAGGAGCAGGGTTTTTAAGATTAACGCACTGTCCCGCGACTATCGCAGAACCTTTTTTTGGTAGTAATGAAGAGGATTGGGAACTCGCTTTAAAGAATATGGAAGGAGTGGCTACCTCAATGGCTGCGGGGATAGAACTCTACAAAGAACTCTCAGAAAGGTGGTAATGTGCAACTGCCTAAAACAATATCGATTGCAGGGCAGAGGGTAAAACTTGAGCTAGTTCCTTTTAATGGGGACAGCCCTGACTTCGGATTGTATTTACACGATAAAAAAACTATCGAAATAAATAAAAATTTAAAAGGCAAAGTCCTATTAAATACTATTCGTCACGAAATGATGGAAGCTAGTCTACTCATAAGTGGAGTAGGGTGGCTTGAAAACTACGACCAAGAAGCTGTTGTCCGCTGTATGGAAGAGATATTTTTTCCTGCTTGGGAGTTATTTTTGAAACGAGCAACTTGAAAATTTGAGTGTAAGAAAACAAGGTTTTAAAGAAAGCGGTCCCTTCGCAGTCTATACCCCCTCTAGCGATGATATATCTCTCGCGCATACGAGGGCTACTGAAATGGGAGTTCTTCCTAATTCATTTACTCAAGGCATGGGTCGTATGACTGGTTCTTTAGGAGAGATAGTCGTTAATAAATTTATTAAAAAAAGTGTTTATGTAGGCAATTATGTTTTTACTCATGATTTAGAACATCGACACAAACGAATAGAGGTTAAGTCTAAAACTTGTGGGTCCATCCCGAAACCCGAATACTCTGTTTCTGTTAATGGGTCCTCTAAGAAAATTCCTGACAACGATGTTTATTTTTTTACCAGAGTCAGGAAAGATTTAATGTTTGTCTGGATTGTAGGATGGCTACCCACGACTAAGTTTTTTAAAGTAGCTCAGTTTAAAAAAAAGGGGGAACAAGATGACCACGGATTTACTTACAAGGCAGCGGGCTACCACACAGAAATGGATAAGCTTAATAATCCATTTAGTTATAAATGATTTAGTCGTAAGGACTTTCCTCTTCCTCTTCCTCTTCAGGAGTTGAAATGTAAATAGGTAATTCGTCTCCTACTGCTCCTGCTACATTGTACCAAAAGTATTCGTCGGCTTCAACTGTAGACATATCTTGAGCTAACAAGTTTATACATTTTTCTATAGAATACACAGCTCTAGGTGGACCATTCTCTACATCTATACCTACAAAAGCTTCATCTAAATCATCTGCCAATACTACAGATGTTGTCGATATGGTCTTTTCAATAAAATTTTCTATTTCTTGTCTGGTCATAAAATGGAAATTATTTTGTCATTCTGAATATTATCTATATCATATTTTTCGTCCAGATCAATTTCCCAAATCTTACCTCCTCCTTGACCTCTAGATTTTATAGGCCGTAGATGAGAATTATTACGAGCAGCATCTTCCATTATACCAATCCCTCGACGTAGAAACTCCATCGAGCCAGACATACCGACGTTCCTGCCTCCGTTAAAGTCTTGAACCTTAACTTGAAAATCGGTAAGGGTTCCCCTCCATGAAATACTATGCCCATACTCCCTAGCTCTTTTAACAAAAAACTCAACAAGCTCTGCAATACTTGACCTACTTGAATTATCGTAAGCAGCACTTGCTATAACAGGGTCAATGTAGGAATCAACTCCAAATCTAGAAGTCCCTAACACGCTTTTTGGAGCCTTAAACTCTATTAGAAATTTAGCAAAGTAGGGCAGTTCGTCTTTTATTGTTTGCTCCAGAATGTGGTTAGGAGGAAACTTACTTCTAGAAGTCTCACTAATAAGTAGTGCCATAATCTTGTCACGGTTACTTGAGTCTAATGCAGGTATCACGCTAAGGCTGTTAGGGTCCATGTTAAGAGACATTATAACTCGACCTGTCCACGGAACACTAATCGCATCTACATGTTTCGCATGGTATTCCATTCTAGGATTAGCTACTGCTTTCTTAATTAACTCTGTTGCTTTCCGCTGATCCTGAAAAGAAGCCGCACTAACCGTATCGTCAATCACCCACGCAGCTTTACCTCCTAAGTCTTTGTTAAAGCTTGTGCCTCCTGATATGTATTCAGAAGCATCCGCAAAACCTCCCACTAATGCAGAGATAACACAGTTACTTAACAGTGATTTTCCTTTGTTAGTAGGCCCCACTAAAAGTAAAGCCTGACCTTGCGCTGCATTTTTATCTATTACAGATACATAAAACCTTTGTAGCCACGCATAAAAGTAATCTATTGTAGGAGTCTTTGAATTATTTACAAATAAACTAGATAACCATTTGTGTATGAAAGGCCAATCCTTTTTGTCCCCTGAGTCTGCGGGTTTAACAGGATTTATATTAGCGTTATTAAGTATCCTTCTACTATTGTAGGTAACAACTCTGTCTTTTGAAAAGATAACAGGAGCTATCTCGTCGATACGATTATCGTTGCAGATAGAAACAAGTGCATTCTCTACCTCTGAACAAGCTTTACCTGCTCTTATCTTAGGAGAGAATCCTGCTTGCCTTAACTCTAGTATAAGTTGTTTCTCCTGAATTTGTTGTGCCGCCCCGTAAATTAGTTTGAAATACGTTTTACCGTTGTACCAATACGTATCGAGAATACCTGAAGTCTTTGTAGTCTCATAATCAGACACAAACTTTTTACCAAAAATCTCTGTCCAAGTAACAAAACCTTTTCCTGCTCTGTCACTGTATGTAACCATCCCGTTATCTGAAACCTGACAACCTTCTCTTTCTATACCATCATCGATCCAGAACAAAGGGCCTCTGCTACCTACATTAAAGTCACCCTCCCATCGGTTAGGAAATCTTTTACTTACCTCTTCAGCAATAACATCAATAGGAATAGAAACTTCAGACACTTGTGGAGGTTTATCCATCGCTGCTTTCCTGTACGCTGATTGATAAATAGATTCATCTAAAGGATCTCCTACTTTTGTCCAATCAACTCCTAACTCAAAATACTGACTAGCTTTGAGAGAAGACTTATCAAACCCTGCACAGATTCTATCTAAGGCTAAGTAATTAGCCATCCTCTTCATGAACTCTGCAAACAAATCAGGAGACACTGTAATCCCTGATTCAAACTCCCAGACCAATCTCAAATAACCTGACTGAGTTTTCGATCTCCACGTAGGCATTGCAGATTTACATTGAGTCGCTAGTATTTTATCGATGATTGAGAAATCTATAGGAGCGTCATAATCAGCTACGACCCCCCATACTGTATGTGGTGGGTTGCTTGAGGAAACTCGAAGTGATGGTGTGTCTCCTATAACAGTGCTGTAAAAACAATGGTCTGTATTCTTGTCGGCACACCAAGCTCTAAATTTAGCTTTGTCTTTAAATGTTGGTTTCTTTTTTTGTAAAGCAGATAAGTCCTTTAACTTAATCGCTTTGTTGTCGCACAGGTTTTTAATATATCTATATTCCATTACTTCTCATATTCAGTTACTATTTTTCCTTCCGCATCAAGAGGGATATCGGAAATCCACGGTGGAGGAGTTTTCATTATATCGAGCACTTTGTCCAATCCTTTTTGAGCCTCCTCCTTTTCAATTTCAATTACAAATTCGTCATGAACATGGAATATTACTTTAAGTCCTTCTTGCTCTAACCTAACCAACATATCAGAAAATATGTCTCTTGCTAAAGCTTGAGATATGTTCTCGGCTAGTAAACCTCCCCACAACCTAATAGGAATTTTCTTAGCTCCTTTAGTCAACATTGCAACATAGTTGCGTCTGTTGTTTTGAATAGTTGTTTTTATTTTCCCGTAATTTAATTGTCTTCCTGATGGTAGATCCAGAATAAAGTCTTCTTTCTTAGAGTAAGCTATATGTAATTTCCGTTGAATAGAGTTCCACAAACCCACAACTTTTTTCATAGAGGTTCTATATAACCTAACAGAGTGCATTGCCTCATCTATGGGCATGCCAGAGATCATAGAAAATTTATTAGCACTAACTCCATAACCACAACCAAGTACCATAGTTTTTACCCGATGACGGAGCTTAGGATCTTCATCTTTTAATATCCCTTTGCTTTTATCCCATAAGTTAAATTGACATGCAAAGCCTTCGTATATGTCATCAGAGTTTCTAATTACTTCTAAAGTTTCTGTATCTTCAGATAACCAACATAAAGTTCTAACTTCAATTTGAGATAGGTCAGCTACAACAAGTTTTTTATCTTTGCTAGGTGAAATAAGTTTTCTTAGGTTTGTTCCTAAGAGTTCTCCTCGCGGTAAATTTTGTAAATTAAGATTACCTCCTGACCCACTAAACCTTCCTGTATGAGCTCCAAAATACATAAGCCCTCCATAGTATCTGCCATCATCCATTGTGGCATTATCAAAAGATTCTAACTTTCTTTTAAGGGAGTTAATCCTTCTATAGTCTCGAACAGCTCCAATCCATTTGTACTTATGTCCGTGTTCTTTAATCCAAGCGTTAGCTTCATCGTCGGTCATCGATAAACTAACAGGAGGCTCAAGCCCCATCTTCCTGCATTCTTCGTTAAATGCTTTTCTAGATAATGGAGTAGCGGTGTCTAGCCACGGAATGTTATTCTCCGCCTCAAACAACTTTATGTTTATATTCTCTTTTTGTTTTTTAAGTTCTTCAGCGTCAATCGGAACACCTCTCTGCATACACAGTCTATTTATTTTACTGATATCTCTTTCAGCTTCGGGCCACTTATCTTGTAGATCTCTCCATAAATCTAAACAATATTCAGAATCTTTAAGAGCATACTCATCTACTTCTTTTTTAAATTCCTCATCCATATCTTCCCATCTCTTACCCGCCATATTATCACGGGTAGACTTATCCATTTCTAGATCATACAACACAGAAGTAGCTCCTTTAAGAGATCTAGGTAATCCACAGTAAGCGGATAGGTCTGCGGTGCAATGCCACTCTGCGTATTTAACATTCGGCCACCAACCTTTAGTTACCCCAAACAAATATAAAGATTCATCAAAGGATGCGTTATGGGCTAGGACTCTATGCCCTTCAAGAATCGACCAGTCAAATCCTTCTTTAGGACACCCAACGAAGGAAGTACCATCGTCTCCTACAACACTAAGTTTATATGCGTCGAAATCAGGATGGGAAAAGTAACAGTTAAAACCTAATTTTTTAATACTACAGTCCTTGTCGTAGTAAGTTTCAAAGTCTAAAGCAAATGTTTTCATAAGAGGTATTTTTCATGAGAGTGCCTACCCCTGTCCCCCACGAACAGGAGTAGGCGATCCCTCTCATGTTATGAAGGAACTCACTGAAACGGAGCTCCTGTTTACGTATGACTACGTAAAGTGTTTAAGTATTAATCAGGATGTGGTAGGGATTCTTCCAGATCAAGCTCTACTTGTTTAAGATCGTGTTGAATGCCTTCAAGAGCAGAAGTAAAGACATTAGATAATGTCTGCATTTTCTTTTTCTGTACTTTTAAAGCATCAATCTTTTCGTCAATTTCAGCTAGAATACCTTCAAGTTGAGTTAACTCGCCTTGAAAAATACTCTGCTCGTCTTCAATAATTCTTTCTACTTTATCTTCTGACATGTTAGCTAGTGATGCGGGTTACAAAACTGGTTACATCTTCAGGAGACTTATCCTTAGAAACAGTTAATGAAGGTACGTACCAAGAGTGTCTACCTCTTGTAAGCAATTCTGCTTTGAAGTTCCAAATTCTTGAGCATAATGGATCATCATTGAAAGCAGAAAAAGTTGCCAGTCTTTTGTAGGTACATCTAAAAGCATCTTTAGCTACATTTAGTTTACCTAATGCGTACTGATCTTCTCCGATGGGATACGGATACAATTCCTCATCTGCACCTTTAGGCATTGGAAAAAGCAAAATGATTTCTGCAAATTCGATTGTGCCGAACTCACTGTCAGATTCAATCTCTTTCTTTTCTTCTTCATTCCACGCTATGCGAGGCATTTCAGGAGAACCAAAAGGTACGTTTTCTCTCCACCCTTTAAGAGCGTTGACGGGTATGACTTGGCATTCCTTATCAGGCTCAAGGATAGTTGTTGTTCTATCAAGCACTACTGAACCTGCATCTCCTGCAATTTCACTAGATGATTGAATTATATTAAGGCGAGGGATTTCAATATCGCTCGCGGTGATAGCTAACTTTGGTGGATCTGATACCTCTGCTAACTCTTCTTTTACAGTTGCTAATTTAGCTTTGCTCATTTTTTTCTTATTTTCTTATTTTCTTATTTTCTTATTTTCTTATTTTCTTATGAGAGCGTGAACCGCGTCTCGGAAGTTTTGATAATATCCGCTTCTTCAAGATCTGCAAGGAAATTATCTGAATTTTCTTTTTTAGTTCCTTTGTTCGATTTTTTACCTACAAGGTCTGCTATCTTTTTTATTGGTAAAGAAGATACACTTAATAAATCTTCAGCAGTAACTCCATAAGTTTCTGCAATCTCTAACATACTTATATTGTCAGTACACTTTTTAGTAGCTCCCATGTTTTTAAGTTTTAAAGTTGGGAACTCTTTACCTTGTTTAGCTTGCTCTACTGCTTTAGCTTTTATTCTTGTAGCCCAATTTGATACAACCTTAGCAACGCCCCATAACTTTTCTAAAACTTCAGGATCATCAGAATCAAAATCTTCTTTGTTTGGTAACGGCTCCCCTGCAACTTTCGAAGCAACTTCTAATGCAAGTCCTCCTAAAGCAGGACAATGATCTTCATGTTTACAAAACCTACAGTTTACTGTAGGAGTTAGCTCATCATGATCAGGTACTCCACCTTTCCACTTCGGCCTAACCATCTCACCTCTTTGAATTACTTCACTAAGTTCTTTTGTTAATAAAGGAACATCAGCTCTTGTGAATTTGTCGTGTAAAACTTCAGCACGTACAGGTATATAAAAGACAAAGTCTATCTCGTTCACTTTAGGAAAAGCTTGAAAAGCTCCAAGCGTGTATGCCTTCGCTTGCCAATTATCTTTGGGTGAGTCTATTTTAGAAATTCCCGTCTTGTAGTCAGCCATTACAGCTTTATCTCCCGCAACTAAAAATCTATCACAAGTTCCCCATGTCTCAGTTCCTTGTAAGTCAACTTGCACTTGTATCTCGTTAAGCTCTTCGTAAGGAGTGTTACCAAAAAAATTTTCGTTGAAAGATTTCTCATCAGCCACAATCATGTCATATATCTCGACCTCTTCTTCATCATGCAATGCAGAGGGATCTCTAACTTCTAAAGCTTCGTGTATTCGAGTTCCTTTTTCCGCTGCGGCATTTGTACCTGACCTACCTTCGTATCCTGCACATCCTGCTACGTATTTTAAACTTGAAGGAGAAAACTCCGCGTGTCCCCTACTTCCGTGGTCTGGTGTATTATCCATGTAGTTCTTTTAAGTTATCTAATTTTCTGTTTACTGCTTTTATCACATGCTCCTCAATAGAGCCTTCGGATATTAAAACTTTTTGTATGGCATCTGACTTCGCCCCGTTTCTATGGATGCGTCCTAATGTTTGAGCATATTCTTTAGCAGAGTATGATGGGCATATCAAACTAACCCGTGGTCTTTTACCTAAAGTATCGTGTAAAGAAAGTCCAGTGCCTCCCGCAGCTATGTTAACTACAAGAACGTGGTCTTTATCTTCTTGAAATCTATCTACATTAGATTGTCTTTCTTGCACAGACTGACCTCCTTGTATTGTTTTACACGAAAGTTTTTTAGCTAGTAGGTTTACCGTGTCTTTGAAGTTGACGAATATAACTACAGAGTTTCCTTGATCCTTTAAATCTTTAGCCATGTTTACAAGGTCAGGTATTTTACACAGCTCAGTTAACTGACGGGCTCGTAGTATTTTTACTAAGATTATTTCACTATCATCGCTATTGATTGTCCCATCTATGTAGTTTTCTACTACATCAGGTGTTATCTCAAACTCATCGTAGATAGCTTGAATAGATTCTTTTTCCGCAAACTCTGTATATTCAACAAACACTCTATTGTTTTTAAAACTGTCAGGGAAATCCTGTACTGTTAGTTTGCTGCCAACAACTCCATAGATTTTTTCTTTAATACTTTGTAGAGAAGCTTTCTTAGATAACCTCCATTGTTTCCATTGGTCTTGTACACAGCCGTTCTTCTTCATCCAACTATACCAATTAAATTTTACTCCCTCTGTTTTGTTTAAGTTATGTAAACCCAACATATAACCTAAAGCTCTCATTTCAGTTGGGTCTTCACAGGAGGTAGCAGACATCCCATGAACTGAAAAACCTTGTTGAACTAAGCTAATAACAAGTTGCGCGTTTTGTGTGAAAGCCCCTTTGCATTTATGTATCTCGTCAATAAGAACTAATGTGTTAGGAGGCATGTTCCATGTCATTATCTTCTTACCTTTTTTACGTAAGTAAGGAGGCTTGCCTCTACGTATAGCTTCATAGTTGTGAACAAATAGCGGAGTAATTCCCACTTCTTTTAACTCTCTTTCCCACGAAGGTATAACAGACTTGGGGCAGATAACAGCAATAGGTACACTAAGTCTTTTAGCTAAGTGAGCAGCTACAACAGTTTTACCTGTACCTACTTCACTAGTATCAATAGTATTGATTTGTTGAGACTGCTTATCTACAAAAAAAGAGCAAGCCTCTTCTTGTTTGGGAAACAAAGTTTTCATAGAGAGGACTTTTTAATAATCCCTTTGCATAAGTATGTCTAGAAAAAACTTAAAGTTAAATACGACCGTCTAATATTTTATAACCTTTTCGTATGTATTGAGCTATTAAGAAAGCGTCTACCATACCGTCATGTGCTTTAGAACATCGTTTGTTTTTTAACCAACATTCATCAGGAGCTAAATTATTAGCTACTGCTAAAGCTGCTTCTTTTGTATTATAAGGAGCTCTTAAATGACCTAACATTGAATTCTGCCAGTTGTGTACTTTTACTCGTTTAAGATTCCACTGTTTAGTTTCAGCTAACCCTAATAGTTTACCAAAAGAAATACCCATAGATCGAACTGCTTGAGAAGATTTAGCGTGGTGTAAAGGTTCTTCAACTGCAAATATAAATCGATAAGAATCCAAACTGAGTACCCATTGATATACTTTGTAAATATCTACTTCTTTCTTTTTACCCCTAAGGAAAGTAGGCATGACAGTTTTTGCAATAACCCCTCCTGTATGACGGGATATACCTACCAGCCCTCCATTGAGCCCGTTATCAACTCCAACGATTACGTCTTCTTCATCAATATCCATCTAGACACCTTTTAGTAATTAGAAGACCGTCTCCTTCCATAGGTAAAAAACAATCTATGTTTTTCTGTAGTAGCTGAAGGAAACCAATTTCTCTTGCTGTTGCAGGTATAACTAAATAATATTGTCCTGCTAACAAGTCACAACAAAAAGTAAAGTCAGAGGGAGGTATGTTCTCTCTTTTAACAATCCAAGGATCTGAAACAACTTTTTTATTAGGAAAAAGAGGTCTTGGTTTTATATGTCGTCCAGCCAACATGGGGTTGCTTCTTCAAAATTGTTTTGTAAATATTCAAACTCAAACTTTTCAATGGCTTGTTTCTCAGTTAACTCATAGTTCTTTTGCAAAAGCTCAAGTGTTATAGTCTTACTATAACATGCTATAGGAGGTCTGCCATACTGCTCTACAGTACCAATAAAAGCGTCCTCTAGTCCTGCATATAATAACAGAACAGATTCCGCATCTTCTTCGATCTCAAATTCATTCGGCTTCTTCGGCATCGATTATATCTTCGTCTTTTATTTTTATTGATCCATTGCCCCTATCGGCTTTGGTGTTATGTAAAATGCTAATGTCTATTTGTACTTTACCTGCTCCTCCTGCATTCTTTGCATTTAAACCTAAGTTCCTTCTTATCAACTGATCTAGTTCTGATAGTTCACGAACTGTCTTAGGTCCTCTTAGATTTTTTACAGAATCTCTTAGTAGCTTAATACCCGCAGCAGCGATATAAGATTGGTACTTCTCAGCAGGACTACTTTGAGATTCAGCTATTTCCATCATGGCTTCGTCCTCAGCTTTCCTTGCGTCGTGTTTAGCAATCTTTATTGCATCATCGGTTTTCTTTTCTAGCTCTTTATCTAAAACGTCTTGAACAACATCGAGTTTCTTTGGTACTTCAGGTTCTTCTTTAGCTTTGATCCCCTCTTTACGTAACCACCGCCTAAGCGTAGACGGATGTATATCCAATTCTTTACATATATTTACGTGCTTATATCCAGCACTTATCATTTCAAGAGCTCGTTCTAGTAAAATATCTTTTTTAGACTTTTTTGACAAAGTAATTAACATTACCTTTATAACTAATAGATTTCAAGTGTGACTAAGAAGAACTTTAAATTTGAACCACGAATAAATACCAAACAAAAAATGGATGTTGGTGGTTTTATCTTACCTCCTACAAATACTTTAACAGGTTTGTTGTATGGGTTTCATCATCACACAGACCATGACGCTAGGGAATATTACTTCTGGAGATTGTGTGATGAGCTCTTCAATAACCCTGATTTAGTTGCCGAACCTCTGATGATTAGACATCCGTGGGCAGAAGAAATGATCAGAGCTGTTATTGAAAACAAGTATGTTGCTATAGGAGGAGCAGCTTCTTCAGGTAAATCACATACACTAGCTGCATGGGGAGTTCTTAGTTGGTTAGCCCAACCCCAAGATACTCTAGTTCTTTTAACATCAACCACGCTTCGTGAAGCAAGGAAAAGGATTTGGGGATCAGTGATCAGTTTGCTGTTACCTCTTGAAGGTCTAGCACCGATAAGAATTAGAGACAGTATAGGTAACGCTTGTTACGTTACACCATCAGGTAATCTTGTAGAGAAAGCGGGACTATCTTTGATAGCTTCAGAGAGAAGCAGAACAAAAGACGCTATCGGTAAACTTATCGGTATTAAACAAAAGAAAGTTATTCTGATTGGTGATGAGCTTTCTGAGTTAAGTGAAAGTATATTGCAAGCTTCTCTATCGAACTTATCTAAGAACCCTTCTTTTTCTCTGGTCGCTCTTAGTAACCCATCGTCTCGGTTCGATGCCTTTGGAGTTTTTTCAGAGCCTAAAGGTGGATGGGATTCAGTAGATACCAACTCTGCTGACACATGGGAAACAAAGTGGGGTGGTACTTATATTAGGTTCGATGCAGAGAGATCTCCTAATGTTCTAGCTGACGAAGTACTATACCCTTGGCTACCAACAACTGAAAAACTAAATGAAGATAAGGCTTTATTAGGTCCTAATAGTAGAGGTTATATGCGGATGGTACGTGCTGTTTTCTTTGATAGCGATGAAGCAGAAGGTGTTTATACTGAAGCAGAACTAGCAAGATCAGGGTCCATGAGGCAGGTACAATGGAAAGGTAGTCCTGTAAATATATGTGGATTTGACCCCGCGTTTACTAATTCAGGTGATCGATGTATGTTAGTATTTGGCAAGGTCGGTTATGATACGACAGGCCAATATGTTTGCGAACTAGGAGAAGCCGTCCAAATCAATGACGATGCCACCAACAAGAGTACCCCTCGGAGTTATCAGGTTGTTCAGCAGGTTCGTCGGGAGTGCGAGAAACGGGGGGTTCTTCCTCTTGATCTTGCAGTAGACTCGACAGGTGCTGGAGCTCCTTTATGTGACTTGCTGGCAGGGGAGTGGAGTGATGATATTCTTCGGGTGTCATTTGGGGGAAAGGCTACGGATAAAAAAGTCAGTGCTAATAGTAAAAAATTAGCGCATGAATTGTATACTAATAGGGTAACCGAACTTTGGTTTGTTGGAAAGGAGTTAATAAGGACTAAACAACTGTTCGGTATATCGTCAGATCTAGCTCAAGAAATAACAGGAAGAAAATATGACATGATCAAAGGGTCGAGCTTGAGAATGAAGATGGAATCTAAAGTAGAATTTAAATCTAGGTTCGGTAAAAGCCCTGACTTAGCGGACGCAGCTTTCTTGTGTTTAGATGTTGCTCGTCAAAGACACGGTTTAGTAGCGGTCGATCCTCCTTCCGCATCTCCATCAGGAAAGCCAAGACCACACAAATCAATGAAGAGGCTTACAGGTATTCTTGCTAACAATCCTTTGTAAAAGTAAATTGGAAAGTTTCTCAGAGCTGTAATTAAGTTTATTCTAAATAATAGAATAAACTTAATTAGGTGTATAGAAGAATAATATATGTAGGGTTTAGCGTGTTGCCTTTATGAAAAAAGAGTTTAAATTTAGTTTATGGCCGACGCAATAGATATAGCAGCTCAACAGTTTGTCGAAAGAAACCCTGAAGTTTTTGGAAATGTTCTCTTAGGAGGTAGGCAATTTAACCCTAAGATGGATTTTAGTAAGGGGTTAATGACTAAAAAGTTATATAATGAGCTAACTGGTTTAGTTTCAAGGTTTTCCAGAGATTCAATTTCTCCTGAAGATCAAAAAAAATTAGACAAGTATTTTCCTAATTTAACTAAAGAGCAAATTATAGGGGACAGCATAGCTTCAAAAAAAGCTTTTGCGGATTTGAAACCTCCGACAGAGAGTACCGAAAAAGCTGAATCACCTTCTACTCCTCCTGTTAGTACAGCTCAACCCTCAGAACCTACAGGATCAACAGGCCAACAAGGAACAGCAGGAACAGGTTCTGGCTCGATGGGGTCTACTGGTGGGGGCATAAGAGGTGTTACTAGAAAACAATTTAGAGGGATGACTCCAGAGCAAAGAAGAGCATTAATTGCGCGAGATGATGAGGTTGCTGCTAATGTTTCTAAGGGGATGTCGGGGGATGTGAAATCGCAGTTAACTCTTCCTCAGACTAAAAAAACTGCTCTAGAAAGAGCTCGCGAAACTTTAGCAGGAGATACTTATCAATTAGGGTCCAGTAGTATTCTTACTGCTGCTAGAGAAATGAGGAAACCAACTCCTTTTAGACAAAGAACTGATGAACAAGTAGCTGCTAGGAATTTAGTCGTCCGTGATAGAATGGCTAGAGAACAAGGAAAAACATACAACCCTAAAGCCACTGCTTTAGATAAAGCTAAGTCCAGAATGAGGGATCTAGCTACCTCACAAAAAGGAGCTCAACAATTTTTTGCTGATACGGGTGTATCTCCCAGAGGAGTTCGTGCTATGTCTGGCGAGCGTATGCCTGAGAGACGGAGAACTTATGGAGCTCCAAGAAATCCTAATGTTGTAAGAACAGAAACTCCTTCTGAAAGATTTGAAGGAAGGACTAATGTTAGTTATAGATCATTTTCTCCTGCTGAGGTAAATGAATTAGAAAAAAGAAGAAGAAGAAATAGATAATGGCTCGATTTTCTCGTGATCGTGTTTCCAATAAACTTAAACGTGCGTCTCGTCGGTTAAGAAGAAAAGGATATACAAGTCAGGCTGGTCAAATGGCTATGGCTGCTGAACAGGCTCGTCTTAATGAGCCTACTATATACAGACCAGAGCACCGCATCATGGAGAATGAAGCGTCTAACTTGATCGCTGAATCTCAAAAGCTTGCAGCTCAACCCGACTTTGATTATCAAAGAGATATAGCCCCTATGCGTGGGCAGTTCTTTAGTGATCTTGCTAATTCAGGTATGACTCCTTCAGAACAAGAAGGGTTTAGAAGAAGATTTGAACCGCAGTTTGAGGCGTTTGACAAAGGGCAAGCAGCTTTCTTGGGTGTTGTAGATGCTCAACGTAAGATGCGTGAAGAACGTAAAGCCGCTAACCTTGCTCCTATTGTTGCTCAACGCTTAAAACCTTTACTTGAAACTGGAGTGTCTCAGGAACAAAGAACTAAAGGGATGTTAGATATACTTACTGATAATCCTACAGCTCTTAACAATCCTGCAACTGCTAACTTGATTGGTTTATTTGAAAAGACCACCTCTGCTACAGGGGCAAGTCGAACAGCTCCGCGATCTATAGCATTAAAGCTTGCCGAGATAGGGGATGAAGCAGGAATACAAGGCATATCAGGTTTATCACAAAATGAAATAGACAGCTATAGCGCACTTGCTAGAGGTTTATCTAAACAAAGGCAGACAGTTAGAGGGCAAAAGTCTCAGGAAGCCATGTTAGGATTTTTAGAAAAACACGCTAACACTGCTACAAAATGGGTAACAGGACAGGACGAACTGACGACGGAAGATTTAATTTTATTAGGCGCATTGGGTATAAACCCAGAGCAAGCAAAAGGCGCAAAGGGAAATACTGATGAGTTTAAAAAGAAATACATCAGAAATATTATACTTAACAGTCTTGGCCTTAATAACATATCCCAACTCACCTCTCAAGATCCAAACACAAAAGAGCGTCGCAGGTTACTTGAGACAGGAACCTTAGAAGAACTAACGCAAGCACTAAACGACATGGTGGCTATGCAAACACGACAATTTTTATCAAGCCAAGGAGCTTCTCCTTTAGGCACTGCACAAGCTAAGACAGAACAAAGATCTATTTTTTAATATTCAATAACACAACATAACCTTATTTACTGCTATGTCAGAAATATCGCCCTTCTCTAAGGGATTATCACCCTTTGCAATAGAACCCGTTAACCCACAGGAGGCCGATAATGTTACGCCTCCTTTAGACTTTGATACATGGGACGCTCAAATTGGATCAGGAATACCAGATCGTGAACAAAAGTGGAGGAGCTATGCGAACTACCATCGTATGCATTGGTTCGATCAAGGTACTTTAAGTGAAGCTGTTGAAGGTAATATCAATGCCTCTTTAAAAAGACACTTACTAGAAGAAGGATTTATTGATGAAGAGACCCCGAACTCTGAGATATTTAAACCTAATCCTGTATCTTTAGACAAGCAGACTAATCTTGTTACTAGAGCTTTTGGAGAAAACGTCGCGAGCGTTTGGAAGCAGGGCAAAGAAAACGGTGAGAGTGAAGAGGTTCTTAACAAAACTTTAAATGATGCTAAGTCATTTCTTGTTGATGTAGGAGAACTTCCTTTTGCTTCTTTAAGTAATCTTGATGGAAGCAGACAAATTATTGGAGGGACTTCAGTAATGAATCCTGTTTCAGCTTTTGAAAATGCCGTTCGTGATGGAGCTGTCTCTTATGAAGATGCTATTCTCGTTCAGTCAGGATTACAGCAAGGAAGCGATATCGGAGCTAACAGATTTAAAGATCAGAGGAGAAGCCGATTATTAAATGAAGTACAAAACCTACTTTCGGATGAGGTGGGTAATGACCAAGCTAGAGAAAACTTCGATGCTTTATCTGATTTACTTATTAGAGAAGATCAGGGTAGATCCGCTAAAGAAGAACTACACGGTGGAATGTTTGTTAAAAAAGATAGGAACTTTTTTAACAAATTACTACGTGAACAATTAGCCGAGCAATACTCTAAAGACAAAGATGTTAATTTAAATCTTGCTTCTAAAAGATTTTCTGATGAAGAGATTAAGTCTGTTATAGAAGAACAAGCTGCTCTTAGAGCTAACCTTTCTGGAGAGTTTGAATACTTTTCTGAAGACGCAGACCTGACTAAAAATATTCGTGTGTATGGTACGACAGCAGTAGCGCACCCACAACTTATGTTACAGCCTACTCGTTTTGAAGAGGCTCTAGAAAAAGATACAAGGCTAACTGATAAGCAAAAAGATTCGTTACGAAACCAAAGAGATTTTTATAAGAGGCAAAGGTATGAGTCTGTTAATAACATACTAAAAGAAACTAAAGCTACTTCTGAACAGTGGATAGCTGCGTCTGCTCAGGGAGCCCAAGCAGGAGAAGATCCTGTAGAGACTCTCGATAAATTTTTATCTAATCAAGATAATTACGATGCTTTAAAAAATCAGTCTACTTCTATACTGGCTTCTATAGGCGACTCTTTTACTTCTTTATATAACATCCCCGCTGCTCTTTTATTTAAAAGCGAAGATGCTGCTAGAAGATTAGGAGAAGCTGCTCAAGAAGAATCCAGAAGACGAGAAGTCGCTAAGTTATTCAATCAGGAATACGGCTTAGGTATGGATGTTATGACTATGGTTGCTCCAGTGCTTGTAGATATAGGAGCAACGGCTGCTCTAAGTATGGCTACAATGGGTGCGGGTGGTGCAGCTTACATTGGACTCAAGACAGGTACTACTCTTACGGCCAAAGGATTTGCTAAAGGGATGCTTGGGGGAGTGTTAAGAACAGCCAGCAAAAAAGATTTTTTAGAAAAGACTGTTGATGCAGGTCTTGGATATTCAAGGGTATTGGACCCTAGAGAAGTTGCAGTAAGGGAACTAGCAGAAAAGAATTTAAAAGAAAAACTTATAAGGAGCACGAGCGAGAAAAATGCTATCGAAGCAATAAACGTCTACAACCAGATGCTTGATAACAAGCTTCTCATGAGTTCCAAAACCTTTGGCTCTCTGTTTGTAACGTCAGCTAATAGAAGTGCAGGTGGAATGTTTACCACCATATATAATTCAATGCCTGAAGATATGTCTCATGATGAGAAGTATGACGCAGCGATTGGATCTTCTTTGTTGGCGGGAACTATTACAGGATTGATCACGACTGCTTTTATGAAGTTAGGTCGCGGTGGTTTGGAAGAAGCATTCCTTGATGGAATGACTTTCAGGCAGATGAAAGGGGTAATGAATAGGCAACTTGGCGTAAACTTAGGGGATGATGTATCCAACGAAGTTGCTGAGAAATTCTTAAAAAAGAAAATGAGAAGAGCTTTAGGCAACTCTCCTATCATTGAAGGTACTTTAAGTGAGTCTATTGAAGAAGGTATTGATGAACTCGCACAGACTTTTGTGAGGGACGCTGCTCTTAATGAAGACACTCCGCTAAAAGAAATAGCTGCGGGTGTAGGACACTCTATGCTATTAGGTGGAATATTTGGTGGAGGTGCTACAGGAGCAAGAGGGTTATATAATAAACTTGGAGGACCCACTGGCGATGAAGCAAGGTACAGGGCTCAGGTTGCAGATGAAATTATAGAAAAACTTAAAGAGGCAGGAGCTCCCGCTACAGCAGACGAGTTCGAAGCACAAGAGACTCGACGGTTATTAACCGCTCCACAAAGAGAGGTAGGAGAAAGAAGGAGAAGAAGACCAGAAGAAACTCCAGAAGAAACTCCAGAATTAGAACCTATAGCAGGAGAAGGAACGTACCCTACAGAAGATACCGCAGTATCCCCTGTTGAAACAACCCTTGTACCTGACGAAAAAGGCAATCTAGTTCCTGTTTCTATTAAAGACCAAACAGAGTTTCCTTTCTCAGGTCTTATAGATAGCGAGGGTCCTGATAGAGCAGAACAAGAAGAACAAGAAGAACTTCAGTTAGAGTTAGCTTTAGATTTTGAAGCTACACCTGATGATCCCACGCAACTTGAGTTTCAATTAGAGTACCAAGACAATTTTTTAAATATTCTAGATGAAAAAATATCTCCTGAATCTGTAGCTGAGTCTTTAGCTTCTCAACTAGATTCTCGTTCTAATACATCTAGCCAACCTACTTCAGGAGTTGCTAACGAAGCAACAAAACAAAAAGTTAAAACCAAAAAGATACATCCTGAAGAAAGAAAGTTACAGCAACTTATATCTCGTCTGAACGAAAGCACTAGCATTATCAAAGGGCAGGAGTATGTATTCCCTACTGCTGATATACCTATTGCTAAAGAAGAATTTATTGATGACCACCTTACAGCTACTGAGGTAAAAGCTTTTGAAGACTTAATACGTAAAGGGGTCCCCGTTGATCTTACTCAAGACCGCGCTGTTCATGGTATGCCTGATAGGTCAATGTTCCCTAAAGGATATTATGAAAATAAATCTCAACTTTTAAATGAGTTAATACAACGTCGTTATCCTAAACGCTCTAGCTTTTTGCCTCAAGATGTTAAAAACCCTGTAAAGGATAATGGTAAAGTTATTGGATACTTAGATAGTGATGGAAACGCACTGTTTGAGAATGATCCTGTTAAGGCAGCAAAGCTTTTATTGATGGGTTATTCCATCAAAGCCCCTATATCAAAAGCGGATTTAAACCCTGCTTTCATTTATAAAGAAGGCAGTGATTTGATTGAGGGAGTTCTAATTGATGGAGGTTTCTCAGGTAATAAACGAGTAAACAAAAACTCAATCAACGAAGTATTCCCTTCAGTTGCAGATAACTTATCTAGCAATACTGAAGTACTAAATCTTTTTTCAAATAATGAAAGAGGAGTTGTTGTAGGTACTAGACCATTAGGAGAGGGAACCGAACTAAGATCTAATTTCAGGAAAAAAGGAACAGCTCAATCCAAAGAGCAGCCTATAAGAGAAGTACGCCAACAGATCACAGATTTTTTCAAAGCTGTTCGCGAAAACCCTGAAGGTAAAGTTGAAGCTTTAAACCTTCTTAAATCACCTAAAGCTCAAGATGTACTTGAGTCTGACTTCTCAGATCAAGCTGTTATAGCTCTTGAGCAAGAGTTTAATATGGTTACAGTTCTCCACGAATTGAACACAACCTTACGTGAAACAGAGGGGGCGGTTGAAATTAATGAAGACACTGGTGTAACTACTCCAACTAAAAAGGGCCTTGAGGTTTTTAAGAGTAGGTTAGCTTCATCCGATCCTGATGCTGTTGAGCAAGCAGCTTCTGTTTTAAAAATAAACTTAGCTACTTCAGAAACTAAGTCAGACAAAGTAATATTAGAGTTCCTTTCGGACTATGTACTTAATGATCCTTTACTCCAAAAAGATTCTATTAGTTTCCGTGAAGTAGGTCTTCGAGTATTTAATAGATTTAATTCTTTCCAAACAAACTACAAAGACGCTGAAGGAAAATTCTACCCTAAAGATACACAAACACGTAGGTACGTAAGATTGGTAGACCCTTCAGTTGCAGCGACCTTCGATCCTGCTGCGGTTAATTTCATGAACGATCTAGCTCTTGATGCCGCTGCGGTTCTTGAAGAAGACGCATCTTTACGGGAAGCGGTTAATAATTATCTTGATATAACCACCGCTATAAGAGATGTCGATGGGCAAGCAGACTGGCGTATTGGTGTAATGTCAGGAAACGAAGTACTAGGCTTGATACTCGATCAAGGTCCTACGCTACGCTCTATAGATCTAGATAGTAAAACCACTCTAACTAGAGAAAAGACAATGGGCCAAGCCTTCTTAGATTTATATAAAAAATCTTTAAGGGGCAAAGACAGTCGTCCTTTACATACTCTACTTAGACTTATTAGTGGTACTACCGATTCGGTTAGCAAAGAAGGAGACATAACTAAAGACTTAGCTTTACTTGAAGACGTACGGGCAAGAGTTGAAGCAACTTTAGGACAGTCATTCAGCACTCCAAAAACAATCGCTGTTATCAATGCGATAAGAAAGAGTTCTGCCGAAGCACATACTACAACTCACTATGCTTTCGGAGAACAAGCAACTCCTGATGTGCCTACCGCAACAGAAAGTGTTTCGGATATAACAAGTCGTACAATCGATGACCTCCGCAAGTTGCAGAAGATAGCCAAAAGTGTTGGTTCTGTTGAGCAAGGTGTCGAAGAGGTATGGTCTCCAAGAGCTACAGGTGAACCTGATGTACTTAGAACTGAGATTAGTCCTACAAATAAGAGGAGACTTGATAATCAAGAAGCGGGACAAGATGAAACGGATACCTCAAAAGTAGAATCAGATGATACTCTGACAGTAGATGAATCAAATATTTTAACGCGATTGATAAATCGCATGGGGATGTTTGTTAGGCGTAACGGACTTAGCTTAAATATTACTAACACGACTGGAGGACTTGCTGCTGCTCGTGCTAGGACGGGTGATGTATTCCTTAACCAGAACTCGGTAGCTAATTTAATTAAGAAAGGTAAATCAGAATCTGTAATTCGTCGGATACTTAATTCTATTATGGGAGAAGAAGTAGCTCACGTTGCTTCGTACAGATCTATATCTAAAAAACAATTAAACAAGTTAATTAATGAAACTACTGATGCAGAGTTTGAGACTATTGTTGATGAGTACACTCCAGATAACCCTGCACGGAACGAGCAACTAAAAGCAGCCTTACAATCAGAAGAAGAGACTACCGTTCAGCAAACTAAAGAGATTCTTATAGAGGAAAAGCTCCGTATGTATGCTCAGGATAGAATGACGGGGACTACTTCAGAGGCGAACTATGAATTTTGGACAGGAGACCCTACTAAACTTCAGATAGTACTTGAGTATTTAAGAAGAATGGTCTCACGCTTACTCAAACTAAAGAAGAAGGGACTTACCACGCCTGAAATGGATATGGCAATATCTAATTTGGTTGAGGAAATAAATGTTTTAATGGGGAGGGACCGATTCACTGCGGGGAATCTTGTGTTTGATCCAAATAGTCCTGATGATTATATAACAGGACTACAAAACACAACTTTAGGTGAGGTGTTCCCTGAAGACACACCCGAACTCGAAGACCCTGATATACTTCAATCAGAATTAGCTGCTGATACTAAACAATTCCGTAAGCTTATCTTAACAGGTGACTCAGGTAACAATAATCTTGAGGATTTATTGAACTCTAAGGAGGTAGAGAAAGTATTAGATGTTAGTATTTTAAATGAAGAAGATAACACAAGAGCTAAAGTCCAAATACTGGACGCTTGGGTGGCTGATAATAAAAAGTCTGTAGCTGACTTAAATGCTTTAGTAAAAAAGGCAGCAGAGGCTAATGGCTATGATACTAGTACCGTGTACTATCACGGAAGTACCAAGTATAATATAGATACTCCTCAAACTAGGTTCGGGACCGTGTCTGCTTTTGTTTCAGAGACCCCTAAAGATGCACAAAGTATCTCAGCCATAGCTCAACAAGAGTCTCTTTCAGATATAATCTTACATCGTTGGTATATTAAGAAGGACCTTAAATTATTTGATCATGAAGATCCTTCTCAGGTTGATGAATTTATCTCAAAGCTAAAGCAAGAAGATGAATTTAAAAATCTATCTGAGGGGGAGTTTGATGAGAGCATGTTTAGAGAGAAGCTGAAACAGGGACAGTATTCGTTCTTCTCTAATTACGAAGTTACTAACTTAGCTTACGATGACGATCCTCGTAAGATAAATCTTTCAGTACGTAACGCTCTTAAAAGATTAGGGTATGACGGACACTACGAAAGAGAAGATACATCGGGTAAGTATGGTAGAAGCCTTGCTATATTTGAACCTTATAATATAAAGTCTGCTGAGACAGTTACTTTTAAACAGTCCTTGAATGCTGTAGAAGATAGAGAAGATGGAGGTCTCCGCTATGAAACACAAGTCGTTCCTCTTGATCTCCGCTTCGACCCAATGAGAACAGAGGTACTGTTTACAAGTTTGGGGATAACTGGAAAGCCAATAGAGGCAGGACCAGAGACAGACAGGATTCTTGATACATCGGCTAAGGATGCAGGGATCAGGGCTCAGGGTAAATTTGATGAGATGGGAGTTGCTCGATCATTCCTTGATGAGATACCAGAATTCGAATCGAACTATAATAATCTTAAAGCTATTTTATTAGAGACTAGAGAGCAGATAGGAGAGGTATCGAGAGAAGAAATGCCAATCGTTCAACCTCAACAAGTAGAAGAGTTTGGTAGATTCTTGAGTGAAAAGTTAGAGCGACCAGTAAGCGTGAGGCAAAAGAGTGTTCGTGTAGCTACTATGAAACCCTATCAGACTGAATTGTTTTTCCCTAAAACAGTTTGGTTTGCTATGCAAAAGCACTTCAATATGCAAGACTCTGTCGGAGGTTTAAGCGATAAACCTTTTTCAGTGATGAGCTCTGACGGATTTATTCTTGATGGCAATCATCGATACGGTCAAATGATGTTGATCAATCCAGAGTCTATGGCAAATGTCAATGTAGTAGATCTTCCCATAGAGGAATTGATTCCTCTTGCTCAAGAGTTCTCTGATATGATGGGCAACAATCGCAAGATTGATAGAGGAGGGCAGGAACTAAGGCTATCTGATTTAGGTCCTTTTGATATTGAAGCCCTTAATAACAACGAGGACCCTATAAAGGGCAGGGTTGTTAAGACTGGCATCTATATGTTGAAGTCAGAAAAACTTTCGGAACTCGTTCAACAGGAACAACAAAACTTTAAGTTTGGGAAAAGTAATTTCATTCCTCTAAAAGAAGAAGACATACATATTACTTTGATAAGTAAAGAGTTTACTGACGAGGTAGCAGAAACTGATATCTTAGGAGAGGCTTTCCGTCTTACTGGACAGAGCCCTGTTGCAGTGTTCCCTAACCTCACGTTTCACGCTCCTGAAATATCTACTCAAATACAACCTGACGGTACGCTTAGACAGTCATTGGTACGTAGAGTTGTTGAACAAGAAGTCTTAAATAATTTTGTAGAAAAGAATATAATAGGCGGGCCTTCTCCTGATAAGGACAGAATTTATCATGTCACCATAGGTAACCTAACAGGCAACCCAAGAGACTCAGTCGCCTACCCCAACCCAACTAACTCTGTTGTAGTAAATTCTAAAGAGCATCTAAAGATGCAAAGAGAGGGAACTTATCGAGACAAGATAAAAGCTGTCAGAGGACAAGCGTACATGGATGCAGCCGATCCTTCTAAAGAGCGCGACCTTTCACTAACACAGCTATTGGAAACTGAAGCCCGACAGAAGGGTCATGTAGTAGAGGGAGCACCTGTTATTGTTTTCCACGGATCTACTAACAAAGACTTAAAAACTTTCGACAGTAATTTTATAATGAGAAGTGTCGGTGGTCATGGGTTTTATTTTACAGGCAACTATAATGTAGCAGCTAACTACGCGCAGGGAGATGTTGGTAGAGTTTATCAAACATTTCTAAAAGCGGACAAAGTTTTTAGAACAAGAGTAAGCCATACTGAAGGATCTTACAGACTCATAGAAGATTACAGTAGCGGAACTGATGCGGCAATCCAAGACAAACAAGAGTTTTTTAAAGAATTTGCTGAAGGTTTATCGCGTGAGTACAACTTATCGGAAATAGAAATCGATCAGTTTTTATATGAAACGGGTTATGCTACCGAAAAGCAACCTATAGTTTACTTAGTAGATGGCTTAAAGTTTGATCAACAAGTAAGAGAACTTGTTAAAACTTATCCTGAAAATTCTAATTTCCGTAAGATTGAAGAGGACCTTATTAAGTCGGCTGAAGATTTTGATACGACTCGTAGCGAGACATTCGCGAGGCAAGGTGCAGACGTTATCCGTATATCTCCAGACCAAACAAATCGAAGAGCAGCAGCAACTAAGTTGGTTTCAAAGATAAGTGGTTACGACGCTATCCATTATGAAGCTTCTGATGTTTGGGTAGTATTTTCACCTGAACAAATTAAATCTGCGGAGGTAACGCGCGATGACTTTGGAGATATCATTCCGTTAAGTAACAGGTTTGATACGGGTCCAAGACTTTTACATAGTGGCCTTGGTGCTACTGAAAATATATGGACTTACCCAGAAGGTCAGCAAATATCTAGTGCTGATACCTCAATCAATAGAGATAAACTACCCGCTACCTTTGGCTCCTTAACAGATAAAGGAATAATTGAATGGGAAGAGGGAACTAAGAATGCTGATATAGGAGGAGGAAGTTTTGATAATGGTACAGAAAAACTAGCTACTTTAGGAGTTGCTAACTTTATATATGATCCATTTAACAGAGGAGAAGTACACAATAAGAGAGTAGTTGAAGAGATAAGAGACGGTCAATCAGACACGGCTACTGTTAATAACGTATTGAATGTTATACAGGAGGAAGACAGCAGGGGGCTTGTAATCAGGCAAGCAGCTAATGCTATAAAACCAGAGGGCAAAGCTTACTTTTTAATTCATGAAGGTAACAGGGATGGCGTTGGGAAAACCACTACTAAAGGGTGGCAGAACCATAAGAAAGCAGCCGACTATGTCCCTGAGATTAAAGAGTTTTTTGGTAAAGTAATTAAGAAAAGTAATTTGTTAATTGCGACTGAGCCTGTCAAAGAAGACCTGTTAAAATCTGAACTCGGTGCTACCAACGATAGGTACATGGAGTTAGCTCAAGATCCTGAAGGAAATAAAGAAGTACTTCAGCAGTTCGTGAAGCGAGCAGCGGAGTCTACAGGGTACACTGTTGGTCCTCTGTTCCACGGAACCCCCGCTGATTTCGATGCATTCTCTTACCGTAAGATAGGATTCGGTACAGGTTTTGCGTACGGTACAGGTTTTTATTTCACAAAATCACGGACAGTTGCGGAGGGATATACTCGCGTAGGTAAGTTTAGAGGAAGAATTCTTTCTGCGTATCTGAAAGTAAACAACCCACGCCCTCATGACTCCGCCCCTCTTTCGGCAGAGGAACTGAGACCCGTACTTGAAAGAGTAAACGAGTTGGAGTTTCAAGATATGCTAAAAGAAGATCCTGAAGCAAGTATCAATGATACTTTTGTAGCCAACTTTGGGAGCATAGAGGCCGCTGTTGAAATGCTTTCTGATCCTGTTCAAAATGAAACAATAGCCGAACAGCTTGGAGCCATGAACGGTAGTGGTATATACGCTAAACATTATCACCAAGCTCTCAAAGAAGTTACTGGTATAGATGCTTTGACTGCTGATTTTGTAACAAACAGTGGGGAAGATGCTACCATAACAGTCGTACTCACACCCGAACAAATAAAGTTATCCGATCCTGTAACTTACGATGAGGATGGTAATATAATTCCTTTGACTGATAGGTTTGATCCAACAATGGATTCGTTCTTGTACTCTGAGCTCGGTGCTACTGATAAAAAGATATCAGGATACACCTACTCTACAGAGGAAGTGACGGTCGATAGGTTAGAGAAAATGTTAGAAGCTCCTGTTTACGAGGACGGTGTATATGATTCAGAGAAACGCAAGGATTCTTGGTGGCGTAAATTTAAAGTCGCCATGACTGGGTCTCTTGATATCCGAGTCAGACGTATGTTCGAACAACGAGAAGCATTCAACCGCGCTGTCCAGAATGATGTTAACCTAAGAGCAACGAAGTTAAGGAAGATACTTGATAAAGACTTTATTGATAAAGGATTTAGTATACCGTACGAATTGATATCTGAAGCTACAGGTTCTTCGAAAGTTGTGTCGATACCTGATGATGTGAGAGATGCAATTAATCTTCAACACAAGTCCAGAAAAGCGGACATAAACGAGAAGGCTAAACGTAAAGAGATAACTGAAGAGGAAAAGAAAACACTTCTTGAGGATGCTACAAACAAATACAAGAACGACATCCGCAAACAGCAAGACGTTCAAAGAGAAATCATTAGAAAGAAAAAGGACGCTGCACTAACTCAACTTGAAAAGGTATCCCCTGAATTCGTTAATGAACTTAAAGCATTACGTGATACCGTCGATTCTCTTTCGATTAAACTTAAAGAACTCTACAATGTGGATGTAGATCTAAGTGCTACGATAGATAGTAACTTAGGAATATACATAACCCGATCATATAAGATGTTCAATGAAGCAGGGTGGTTGGATAAAGTTACCAAAGATCCTAAGTTCAGCACCGTGAGAGACAATGCTGCTAAGTACTTTGCAGATACCTACAAACAAGCACGTATTAAAGCCTTTATAAAAGATGGTAAAGAGGAGTCCGAAGCTACCGCACTAGCTGAGAAAGAACTTACTGAGAACAAAGACTTAGGTAGGTCAATGATGCTTTCATTCCTCCATAGTTATAAAGATAAGGAATCAAGTAACTTGATAGCAGGACCTGAAGCTGTTGAATCCTTTGCTAGTCCTCTGATAAATCAGTTGAAAAAGAAAAGAGATATTGATGAATCAATCAGGGCTCTGCTTGGAGAGGAAACTGACGAGGGTGCAGGGTTCAAGAATCTTTTAAGGACTTACCTCAGCGTTGGTATGATGGCATCGAACCAAGCGTTCATGAAAAACTTATTAGAGATCGGACGCAGGAAAGGAAACGAGTGGATACTTACGAAGGATGAGCTCAAGAAAAAGAGATTAGAAAACATAGATGAGTATGGTGGAAGCAGGTATAAACAAATTAAAGCAGGAGGAGCAGAAGCTTATGACCCATTTAGAAACTTCGAGGTCGAGGTAGATGGTGAACCAAAGAACGTACAACTCTTTGCTCCCGCTGAAATGGTTGATGGCTTGATGAGCGTATTAAATCCGCCTAGTCAAGAGTCAGCGAACGATGCAGAAAAGATAGCGAGTGGTTCCTTTAAGATGATAGCCAGAATAACAGGTCTATCTCTAGGGTCTAAGACTTTAGGTAACATTGGCTTCTATGTAAGGAACGTAATATCAAACGCTTTTTACTTTGGTCCCGCTAATGGATTCGTTAAGTGGGGTAGTATGACCAAGAGTTTAATCACTGAATTAGACCGAAGGGGAATACGTCAAGAAACTGCAAACGATTACTATACAGAACTGATAGCTCTCGATGTTATCGGTAATGAGATTAGGCCCAAGCTAATTGAAGAGCTACTCAGTGGGCAGACCTCTCCAGAAAAAGTCTTAAATGATTTTGAAAAAAATCTTTCAAGGCTAGAGAACGAAGAGGGGAAGAGCATCTCTCGCAAAGGAAAAGAGTTAGCTCAGAAAGCTAATGAGAAAACATGGGGCAAGGCTAAAGAACTTTCAGCTATTGTTGATGCGTTCTACAAGATAGCCTTGTTTGAGCATGAACTTAAATACCTTATCGATGCGAGAGAAGCATCGAGAAAGGATGGCAAGCAAGATTTTTATGCAACCAAAACTGATTATCAACTAAAGAGATTAGCAGCCGAGAAAGTTGTCATGACTTCTCAAACATATTCTCAAGCTCCTCCTATTATCACTGGACTTCAGGGACATACCTTCGGAGTTATGTTCTCACCTTTCCTTCGATTTAAAGGTGAGGTTATCAGAACATATTTCAATACGTGGAACCTAGCTTTAAAAGAATCTAAAGATAGCAACCCCGTCATTAGAAAACGTGGACGTAGAAGACTAGCAGGTATCGGGTTTGTTACTGGAGTATCTTCAGTCATAGTTCCCATCACTACGAGACTTCTTCAGGGAATATTCTACGATGACGATGAAGCTCTTCGTGATACGTTGCCACCGTATATGCAGAATCAATCACTCATATACTATACAAATCCTCTTACTAAAGAGAGAAGGAACTTCTCCTTAACTTTCATTAACCCGTACTCGATGTTAACTGACCCTTCACTAAGGGCGATGGAACATCTCGTTCACGGTAATACTTCCAAGACGGTAGAGAGTTTAGTGAAGGGAACGTTAGGTGAATTCTTTGACGATCAGATATTCATGAGGGCTTTCTTAAATGCGAAGTCAAACTTCGATCCGAAAAAAGAAGAACCTATCTACGAGGAGAATGATTTACTCCATGAGAAATTTACGAAGTCTCTCGGCTACGTATTGGATGAGGCATTAACTCCTCCAACTCTTACCAAACTGATAGAGGATAAGGCGATATTCAAAGATGGGTTTGATATCACTAAGGCTCCTGAAGTTATATCAAATATCATTGGTCAGTTCAAACCCGCAACGACTTATCCGATTGAGTTCGATGTTCGGTTATCTAACTTCGTGTCGAAGAGGAAAGGTGAGTTCGATAGGATCAACTCAAATAAGTTTAGACTGTTGACTGATGATGTGATGACCAAGTCCGAGATAACTTCTTTAGCAAAAAAAGAAATAGAGGGAAGACGAAGAGTCAACGCTCACCTGAATCGGGTGTTCAGATCTTTTGAGAGGCAAGGCTTATCCAAAGAAGAGATCTATAAGATCGGTCTTCAAAGAGGGATGAGTAAGAGGAGGGTCCAGTTGCTACTAGCCAAAGGACTCATGGATAGACCATCCTTACCTATGCCATTCATCGAACGTATGGTTAGAAAAGGGGAGACTCATATCCAAAGGCTCCGAGACTTCCAAGCTGAGTTGAATAAGTACCCAAGGTTCTTATCGGTAGATCCGTAAACACAAAAAAACCCCCTCCCTCTACGTGATATAGAAGGAGGGGGACCTTAACTTAACCTAACTTAACCAATGGGTTGGGACATTGACTACGCCAAGTAAGTTAAGTATACCAAGCAAAATATATCCGTCAAGTTTAGTGAGCTTGTAAAGTGTACTTCGAAACTAGTTTCTCAAAGCTATCGTTTGCTTCTTTCCTGTTCTTACCTTCGTAGATAACTTTGGTAGGGTTCTCAGGAGACACTGCATATACTTTGTACTGAGGCATTGCATCTACAGTGTGCATTAAAAAGATGCTGCTGTATGGGCCTCTGTCTGTCTTATAGAATCTCTTGATTTCCATCGTCTTTATTTTCTTTATTCAAAAAGTTTTTAATTTGCCCTAAAGCATTTGCTATCTGAGGATCGTCCAAGGATTTCTTGACTTTCCTATGCGAGGTCAGTGCTGTTGAGAAGTGGCGATTGAATACTTCACCCGCTTCAACGTACGTCATTCCCGATTCACGGGCCAAGTACATTCCCAAGTGTCTCCACTGGGCGAGTGTATGTGAATGCCCTTCGTTCTTCAGTTCATAAACTGAGAATCCAGAGACTTTACTGATCGCTTTTGCGATAGATTGCGGTGATACTTTGTAAGTTAACTGCATTTAATTTTCGTTTAGTAGGTCGTTAATAATTTCGTCTAGTATGGATGTGGCAGGGTCCTCTTTACTGAAGATGGGCTGCCCTATTATTCCGTCAGGGAGTATTGGATAAATAACAACGGAATCTTGAACGACCCCGTTGTCATCATCCAGTTGTGCATCCACAATGATCGGATGTCCTTGTGGAAACACTTGTCTGATGATCCTCATCTTATGCAAACTCAGGACAATAGACTACGATCTCGTTACCCTTCCCCCAAACAATCTTGATAAGCTCAGGATCTTTGTGAAAAGCTAACGCTGTTTTATATCGAGCCCACGCATCCAAAAATTTTGGGTACGAATATTTGGACCACATCTCCAAGTCCTTCGGATGGATTGGATCATTCTCTCTAGCAGTGCCAAGAGCCATTTGAACGCCTACTTGTTTAGCTACGTGTTGTGCGGATTTCTCCGCTTGGGTTATGGGTTCGTATTCAGCTTCAGCTTCTTCATCTTCGGCATGATCCACAAGTGAATCATCCATAGCGATCCAAGATGACAAGGATCTATGTTTCTTCTTGCGAAGTGTGAAGGCTGCGGGTTGATTTTCCGTGGCAGGGACGAGAGAAGCTATATACTCCTGATCTTCGATCACTACCACCCGATGTACTGCTTTAGTTAAGGGTGTCATAATTATTTTTTTAATAAATAAATTTAGGGTTAAGTTATAATTAATATATAATGTATTATTGATTAGTCAATTTCTTTTTATTCCAGTCCTCCAAAAACTTCTTCAAGTTTTCTTTGGACCCCAATACGTGAGCTAACATTGCTGCTAACTCGTTACGTGCTTCTCTCAACTGAGAGACTTCTTCTACTACATCTACTTGAGATTTCATATTCAGTTCTTTTATTTGTTCGGCTAAGGTTTCGCGTTTGATCTTATCACGTAGCCATTCGTGATAAGGTTCGTTTGATATGTGATTACTTGGCATTACAATGAATCAGGGTTCAGGGTTCAGGGTTCAGGGTTCAGGGTTAAATTTAGTGTCAGGCTTTTATGCGTTTACCTGACGGGCGTATGAAAATAACCAGAGTACCAAAGCTCCGACGCAATGCCCAATTCTATTAATCTTTTTCAGGGTCGTTCACGAAGACAGCATCGACCCATATCAATTTCTCTTTGGCAGAATGTTTACCGTACCTCTGCCTTCTTTGGTGCGCTCTCCTCCAGTGCGGTCTGTTCTTATTCTTGTCCCCGTCATCTGAAGTGTACCCTTGCCTACGAAGAGTAGCTCCGTACCTTTTGCCGATGATGTTAGGGCTCCATTCAGATTCACGGAGAGTGTAACCTCTACGAACTTTAGCGGGTTGAGTTTGCTCGGCTATAGTGCTGACCTCTTCAGGTTTAGCAGCCATGAAAGCCATAATTTTAAGGGTGAACTCAAGCATCTCATCGAACTTAGGACCTTTCCAGTTTGGTGTAAACCTTTGCACATGACCATCAGCATCGATGAGTTCGTTGGCTAGAGCTCTATTTTGTTCTAACAATTCAGCAACGGGGACTGGATCATCCATGCGAAAACGTGCGGGAAGCTTGAGCGTAGTTCCACTAACGCAACCCACGTTAAGGACGGGCTGTATTTTATACTGACCTGACCTCCACATTTTGTTTGATATATCAGGCTCTCTAAAAACAGATGTATTTATTTTTCCAGACTCATCATTGATATCCATGTTAGCCCAGTGTTCTAGCATTGCGTCACCTATCTCTCTCCAAGGTCCGTCCCCGCTTTCGACTATCATCTTGTTCATATTATGAGAGTTACATCCTCCCATGTATTCCCACTCTTGTTCGGGGTTTGAAGTGTAATCATCAGTGACCGAGTTATACATCTCAAAAGATCTAGCTACCCCTATGGTAGCTATGTAATCAGATCCTCCCTTTTCTTTTATAGATGACACCGAATCTAAACCTTTTTTTGGTAAACAAATTAAGAAGCTCGGCAACGCAAACTCGATGTCTGCTAAGGTTAAAGTGGGGTCTAACTTAGAATCAATAATCATTTGTTCTGTAGTCTCATCAAGAAAATAAACGGGGTAGTTGAAACCCAATAGGTTTATATGAATATCCCTCCATGCTGCCGTCGCCTTGCCATCGTCCTCATCATCAAAACCGTGCTCAAGATAACTAAATAAGTTAGCCACTCCAAACAAGCGCGGGTCACTAAATTCAGGTACGTTCTTAAATCTTTTAGGAAAAAAAGAATTATAAACTCTTGAAGGGGTTACCTTTTTGAATTCTTTACAGTAGCTATTAGCATTCCCATGCCCTTTTGAGTGGTAAACAGCACGGACAAATGCCATAGAGATGTCATCGAGAAGGTGTTTCTTGAGCTTAGAGTCCGTTATTCCTACGGGCTTGAACCCCTCAGCAAAAGGGTAAGGTTCTTTGTCGGGATTGAAATGCATTCCGTTTCTAGATAATGCTTTATTCATGATTAAGTTTAGTTAAATGGTTTGGTTAAGTTTATCGACAAGCATCCAGATTGATGCGGTGATTGCGGGAAGGATCACGAGACAAAGGAACATCTCGAATCCACTGATCCTCATTACAGCGGTCTTCGCGTCCGCCACGTAGCCTCCCGCTATTGCAGCAATCAGCAGGAAAAGGATAAAAAGTAATGAACAAAGAGATATGAACAGAGTCCTATCAATGAAGTCGTTAATTATTTTTTTCATAAATTATTTAAGTTCAGATTCAATATGGTTACAAACTTGGTCCGCGATCTCACGACCCACGGCTATGCGTTCCTCCTCATCTGCCTCAGACCGAAGCCCAGATTTTACGCACTGGTCAATGCATTTAAGTATGACGTTCCATTCGTTGTGATCTAACCCCACGTAAATGGTGTTAACCTTCTGAGGTGGGTTCGATACATAGAAGAATCGTAAGACGAGGATCGTTAATAAGATCCAGATTAAGATGAAGAATATTGTAAGCATATCTAATTTTATTTTTGTTAACTTAAAGCTTCTCTCTCAGTCCATAGAGCAGACTCAAATCCTTCGATAGATCTCCCAGAGTTATGCCACGCGACTAGCTGAACGTCGTACGCGTTGGATAAAGGTAAGTATTTAATTACATTAAACTCAACAGGGGCATGATCTAAATACCAATCGTTTAAATCCGTCCAATCGGGGCGAGGCCACGGGACTTGATTGGCTTCCGTTACTTTATTTAATTTACTCATATCTAATTTTATTTTTTGTTAAAAGATTTAGCCCCCTCCCCTCCATGAAGAGGGGGCTGTTATTTCTAGCTCACTGGTGGAGCTTCTACTACTTTACCTAACTTAAAGCGTTCGGGTTTCATGCCACCGTAAACAACCCATAGCAACTTGGCAGGTAACAAGTGCTGAGGTATTTGATTACGCTGATCGCATTCACCGTCCGTGATGTATACCACCGCACCGACATTCGGATGGTAGCGTTTCACATATTCGAAGGCGGGGACAAATCTAGTTCCACCACCGCCCGTGATGATTGATCTATCGATCCTCTGATTTGATGAGTAGGATCTGGACTTGTTGAGCTCGACCTCAGTTGAGCAGCATATAACGTGAGTCCTCTTAGGCTTGTACTGCCTCATCAAATTCTCAAGCTGATCGAGTCCGTCATTCACTACAGCATCAGACATTGAGTAGCTAGTGTCGATGATGTACGCGATCTCAGGTAGCTTCTTAGATCCACGGCCCGCGCTGAATAAATCAGTTGCTCCTAAGACTGGGATGTTCTGAGGCTTATCCCATCCACCGCTGAGAGTACGCTTGAGCCAATTAGTGAGGACTTTTTGCCACGGTACTTTAGCCTTAGCGGTGAAAGCATCAGATACTTTGCGGGTCAGTCCGTCTTTAGCCTCTTCGAGCCCCGCTTTCTTGCTCATCTCATGAATCCTTACGGCCTCTTTGATTTTCTTGCGGGCCTTCGCGTCTGCCTCTTCAGGGGTCTCACCCTCTTCGAGATCAGGATATCTTACATTGTCACTGACCTGACCACCCGCCCCAGATCCAGAGTCGCTTGAACCTTCGCCCTCACCATCAGCGTCACCGTCCGTCGAATCACCATCAGCGTCACCATCAGCGTCACCGTCCGTCGAATCACCATCAGCGTCACCGTCCGTCGAATCACCATCAGCGTCACCGTCCGTCGAATCACCATCAGCACCCGTATCAGCGTCACCATCAGCGTCACCATCAGCGTCACCATCAGCGTCACCATCACCGCCCCCGTCCGTTGGATCATCGCCATCAGCGTCCGCATCAGTATCACCGTCACCGTCACCGTCCGTTGGATCACCATCAGGATTGATATCACCGTCCGTAATACCTTCAGGCTCATTGATGTCAGTACCCTTATCTTCTTTTTTAATAAGGTCATTAAGGATTGTCTCGGCATCCTGATCAGTGTATTTAGCATCACAAAAGAGACCGTCAAATATTGGGAAAACTTCGCCCATGATTCCTAGCTCGGATAGTAATTCCCAATTCGCGGTGCGTCCGATTTCCTGAGCCATCAGATTGACCGCGTGATCCATCGCTATATTCTTGATGGTAGGATTCGCGTTAAGATCTCTCATTCTGTAGGTGCAATGACCCAATAGAATGTGCAGATACTCGTGTAAAATTATAGTCCGCCATGCTGCGATGGCACTGACGCGCTTGCCATTGACGGTAAACTTGCCGTCCTTAGCCATCACAAAACAACGGTTCGATACGTAGATAAAATTACCGTCGGTCGCTGCTAGTTCCACGGTATCATCGAGAACAAATTGAACGGTCCCCGCAATAGTTTTCAGTACGCCTGAAACAATTTTCAGAACTTGATAATGAGCCCTGACCATAGGGCAGTCGGTAGTTTTAGGATTTAAATTTAGAATTTCCATGTCAGTAAAGTTAGTTAAGTTAGGATAGGATTATAGTTAATTGTTTGTTAGTGTCAAATCTTTTTCACCGCCCCCAGTTTAGGGGGCAGTGATCAGGGTTCAGGGTTCAAGGTTAAAGTCCGAGCTGATCCATGAGGTCATCATGTTCACTCAATACGGACTCGATACGGTCAGCGGTCTTACTACGCTGAGCCTTGGTCTCAATGTTATCGCGCTTGATTTTGCCAAGGGCGTTGAACTTATCGAGCAAGTCATCAAGCTCGGTGATATCGCCTTTATTAAAAAAGGATTTAGCTTTAGAGTTGAGCGCGTTGTATGCACGTCCGAACCTATCGAATGCAAGCTGCCCGAAGCGATCGCCCTCACGGACTTGCGATAGGGATTTCTTCAGCTCATCAGTCATTGAGCTAAGAAGATTGCTGATGGACCCCTTGGCAAGATTCACCATTGCGTCATGCTGATTAGCCATCGCGATATCAGCAACCTCTTGAGCAACCGCCAAATCACGACTAGTTTTTAGCGCGTAGGTGGACTGGACCCAGTGCATTGTTAGGGTATACTTATCCACGAATTTTGCTTCAGTGAATGAGTCCCAGTCATGCTCCTCACCGAGCTTGCCGAGCCTCTCTTTAGAGGCAGCTTTGAGCTCTGAGAATATACCGCGAAGGCGTTCCTTCAGGATGGTGAACTCACCTTCAGGCCCGATGAACTTGTCACGGATCTCTAGCTTTTTCATAAGCTGATCAGCGGGTACTTCGATAGCCCCTGTCATCGGATTCGTAGGGAGTTTTAAGCCCTTGTTATTTTCATCAGCAGCCATCGCAGTTTTAAATTTTACGGTGGCTGATGTGAGCTTCCCAAAGATCGTATCACGTCTCAGGAATAACTTTTCAGAGGCCAATAGACTGGACTCATCAGTCCCATATTTGTCAGCAAGTTCAGCGATTAGCTTGCTGTTTTTCTTGCTTAGATTGGGTGATGTGAATTTCACATATACGTTTACAATAGAGCTAAGTCCGTTACCGATTTTTTCAATGTCGAATGATTTCATATTTATAGTTATAGTTAGTTAATTTATTTTTAAATAAAGTTAATAAGGATAAGATTAAAATTTATATTTGGTGGTGTTACCTTCAAATTTCACAAAGCGATCAGCAGATTCAGCAGCAAACCGCGCCATCTCTTGATTGGTTGCGGGGTCAATGAACTTATCAAGAAACCAATCAAAGGACCCGTCTTTAACTTTGAGCCCTGTATCTTTTCGGATTTGCTCAGGCTCAGCAGCCCCACTAATTTTCTTAGCTTCCTTAATCACGTGCTGAGTAGCAACAGTGAGCACTGCCATTGCATCAATGCCACTGAAGTCCGCCATCGATTTAATGTCATTGCGTACATCCTGATATTTAGGAATCGCATCCTTTACGGATTGAATAAAGCTCATGATATCCTCAGTAACATTGATTCCCACCGCGCCATTTAATGACATTCTTAAGAGGTCCTCTTTTTCAGAGTCCGTTATATTCATACCCTGAATAGCTTTGAACTCTCGGCAAACGTTTTCCCACTGACGGGGGCAAGCTGTAGGATTTACAGTGCCTGACATTGGGATTGTAGGTTTGAATATCTCATCAATCTTCAGGCGGGTTTCACCTTCAGCGGTGCGGACTGTATCACCCATAGATTGGACGTATTTTAGATATTGGATAACATCATTTTGAACCGCCCAATCTTTTGATGAGGCCCATTTGATCCAGTCCGAAAAGTTATTGTCGATAATGAAAAACTTTCCACGGGTCAGGATCGCTTGATCAGGGTCCGTTGCATTTTGTGAACCGTCCTCAATGCGGTTACCAGTAAGCAATATCCTGATGTTTGGGGCAAGCTCATGAGTACCAAACATTGGTTTACCTTTACGAGCTTGTAACGGCCTGATCATTCCTTGCACCGTTGAATCGTATAGACTGAACTCATCAAGAATTAAAAGGATCGGGCGGTTAATATCACCGTTGCCCGTATTCTTTACGCGGTGGACTGTAGGAAGATCACGTGGAGCAGTAAAGTCCATGTGGATTCCATCATCATTTACCTTGCCATAACCCGCCGCCTCTTGCGGTCCTTTGTCAGTATAATTAAGGAGATAAACATCTCCGCCTTCGGTATGAAGGCGAGGATCTTCAATACCTAAAACTTCAGGCAGTTCAGTGGCTGCTATCTCAGTCTTGCCATCGCCCGATGGCCCCGCAATGGTAACGAAATTTAAATTTTCGGTCCATAGTTTAAAGCCTAGTTTTAACTGGGCTATAGTGATTTTGGCTGTATTAGCGAATCTATTAATCATAATAATTAAGTAAGTTAAGTTAGTGATCTATCTCATCAGTATACGGTGATCAGTTCGTATAGACCGCCTAAGCGGTTTCGAATTAGATTTGATCTTTTAGCCAATCATCAAAAGGCTTTAAAGGTTTCCTACTTTCAAACCAGTTAGCCCAGTCCTTTTCAGTCCAGTAAACAGTGCATACGGGCGGGACTCCACGGGCCATTGAGGACCCCTTTTCGAATTCTTGGCGGTCTTTTAATTTTTGCCACCGTTGTTTTAAAGCTTGTAAATCTGAATATTTAATTTGTTTCATAATAAATAATTTAAGGATTAATTGTTTCGGACTGTTTCGAAGTGATTTAACAATTCACTTTCAAGAGTAGTTATCTCAACGAATTGGCCCGCCTCATCAAAGGCATTAATAATAGGGTCCAAATCGTAGTTAGTAGCAGCAAGTTTTACATCAGTTTCAGTGATGAATCCGTTTTCAATAAGGGCTAATAATTTAGGCATAATTTAAGTAAGTTAAGTAAGTTAAGTTAAGTTTGAGCTATCTCATCAGCGTATAGGGCTCAATCTATACGGACCGCCTAGCAGCGGTTTCGAAGTTAGTAAAGTTAAGTGTTATAAATCGTTGCCAATCTATCGGGCCTGAATAGGAACTCGCGAAGCGGTCCATCACCTTTCGGGTGGCACGTGATCTAGGCTATCTGAAACTGACCGCTGGTCAGTGATTAAGCTATCCAGTCCACTGCTCTCACTAAGTGACGCCTATTGGACGGGCTAAGATGGTTGCATTCAGGCGGGGTTAAAACCCGCTTGTTTCAGACTCACGGTGCGATTACTGGCCGTAAGTATCTGAGATTTGAAGATCGAATTTCCGAGGTGCTAAACTCGCCCTATGCTAGAAGGTGCAGCGTCTGTACTGATCTCGCCTTTACTGGGTCCCCTTGGTAGGCCGACCGCTTGGAACTAACTCTCTCAGTCCCGCCCCCCGAAAGGGGGCCTTAAGTACTATTCGCACATATTCATTCATATGTCTATCCCTATTTGTTCATAAAAATATATTTAGTTTATAAATCGTTGAGTATCAATGAGTTATGACTTAAAATATTTTTTAAGTAATTAAATAAGGTGTTAAAAAGTTACATAAGCTTTTACTTTTATTGTGTAATAAATAGGCGTTGATACTCAACGAGTTATGAAAGCTCGAAACGATTTTTCAATTTCAAAAATACCCTTTACGGCCTCGAG